AGGTAGGTTTATACAAAAGAGCTTACTGGAATCATCCTTGTACAATATGGGCAAGACACACTGATGCAAATTATTATTGGCTCTACGAACATTTTCTTGCGTTAGGTAAAGAATATACTTATCGTTATGGAAAGACTCATGCTAGTGTTGATAAACTAAAGTATGCTTTAGACTATGTACCTGCTAACATAACACTAAGTTCTATGACACCAGTTGCACAAGCTATGCCAGATCAATACAAGAATGACGATCCTATCAAAGCTTATCGTGACTATTGTATTAACGAAAAACATTACGCTAAGTGGGAACGAGGCAGAGATAAACCTACATGGTGGACAGTTCAATGATGAGAGCAGTACTAACAAAAGATGAATACATGGATTTTGTTGAATCAGTTGATCTATTAAGAATAAGAGCAGACATATCTATAACTCATTCTGTTGAATACAAAGATGGTAAGTTTATTATTACTCTTTTAGATGAATATGATTGGGATGAGTTAGATCAAATTCTTATTGACAACGGGGTTGACTTGTAGTATAATACACATTCTCATGAGCAGTCAAATATCAACCCTCTATCTCCAAAAAAAAATAGTTGGCTCAGTTCTGACTGAAACTCCGAAGAGTAGTTTGCTCAAAACTCTTCACGAATTTTAAAAGCTTCTAAATAATATAACCAAAGGAGGTTAATATGGCAATACTAGAAGGAACAGCTAAATGGGCTAGTATAACTACTCCGAACACTAAGTTCGAGCCAGTGTACACAGTTGATTTAGTAGTGGATGAAGCGACAGCGAATGACTTTGCAGGTCGTGGACACAAAATCAAACAGCATGATGAAGGTCCTGCTATTGTGATTAAGCGTAAGGTAAATGGTCCTAACGGAATGGTTAGACCTGCACCTAGATTGCTTGATACCGATAAACAGGAAGTTAATATTGCTGTGGGTAATGGCTCTAAGATCAGAGTACAATTCAATGAATATGCCGGTGAAGGTAAGTTTGGTCCTTACATAGGATTAGATTTACAAGCAGTTCAAATTGTTGATCTTGTGCCATATAAGAATGGTGATGGAGATGAGTTCTTTGCCGATGGGGAGGAGTTCTAATGATCATTACTATTCGAAATGATGAAGGAGTTCAAACAAACTTTGACATCAATTTAATTAGTGACGAGCAAAAGAAGCAGGAAGCTACTGTTATCGTGCAGAAGGTAGGCAATTTGCAAGTTACTATTGAGGCTCTAGACTTTGCTTCAAGAACACATAGAGGTAATTTAGAACAGTTACTGATGAGTTGTGATGAAGCCAAGCTAGATAGTGAATCAGCCGAAGAAGAAAGTACATCAGATACTGAAGAGACTTCGGAAGATTCTTAACGAAACAACAAGGTTCTCTAATTCTTTGGATGGAGATTAAAGGATAAATCCATATACACCGCCTTGTTTTTTTTATACAGGAGATAGAATGAAAGCAGTTCAAAGTAAATTTGTAAGACATAAACTTCCTTGTCCTAAATGCGGTGGCTCAGACCCTGTATCTATGAACGAGGACAAATCCGCACACTGCTTTAGTTGCGGAACACATTACAAAAATTATCCTGAAGCATGTGAGGGCAAGATAGTGGAAATAGAAACCAAACCTAAAAATACTTTTTTAAATAGCTATACTGGTAGCTTTGGTCCGTTGACCGATAGAGATATATCTCAAGAGACAGCTACTAAGTATGGAGTTAGAAGAGTATTAAATGCTGACAATCAAATCAGTCAACATATTTATCCGTACTTTAACGGCAATGAAATCGTTGGAACAAAGACTAGATTTGTTGAAAGCAAAGGCTTTAGCTCTACTGGAACTTACGAAGGTACAGGACTATTTGGTGAACAGTTGTTTAGAAATACTGGTGGTAAGTATCTAACAATAACTGAAGGTGAATGTGATGCGATGGCTTGTTATGAATTGATGCAGTCTAAATGGGCTTGCGTATCTTTAAAACGAGGTGCTGCCGGTGCTGTGAAAGACATCAGAGAAAGCATTGAGTTTGTTGAGTCATTTGAAAATGTAGTGTTATGTTTTGACAACGACAAAGCAGGTAGAGAATCTGCAAGGAAAGTTGCAAGAATATTAAAGCCGGGAAAGGCTAAGATTATGACCTTCCCAAATGGATATAAAGATGCTAATGACATGCTTAGACAGAAGAAGTTTCAAGAGTTTATGTCATCATGGTGGGAGTCTAAGACTTATACACCGTCAGGCATTCTTGAGCTATCTTCTCAGAAGAACGATTGGTTACATCGAGAAGTAAAAGAAAGCATCGCTTATCCTTGGGAAGGTTTAAATAAAAAACTATATGGTCTTCGTAAAGGTGAGTTAGTAACTTTGACTGGTGGTACAGGTCTTGGTAAGTCTAGTGTGACTAGAGAACTTGAACACTGGTTGATTAAAAACACCGATGATAATGTAGGTATCGTTGCTCTTGAAGAAAATTGGTTGAGAACAGCAGACGGTATTATATCTATTGAAGCAAACGAAAGACTTTATCTAAATGAAAAACGACAGAAGTACACAGAAGATGAGCTTCTAAATTTATTTGATAAAGTTATACCAAAAGGTCGTGTATTTATCCATGCACACTTAGGAGCTACTGACATAGAAGAAATATTTTCTAAGCTAAGATATATTATTGTCGGATGTGAATGTAAATGGGTAGTCGTTGATCATCTACACATGCTCGTCAATGTTTTACATGAAGGAGATGAACGAAGAGGTATTGATATGTTAATGAATAAACTTCGTAGTCTTGTAGAAGAAACTGGAGTTGGTATGATACTGGTATCTCATCTTCGTAGAGCAAGTGGTGATCGTGGACATGAGCAAGGTGTTGAGGTTTCTCTTTCTCACCTTAAAGGTTCACAAGGAATAGCACAGCTATCTGATTGTGTTATTGCACTTGAAAGAAACCAACAAGCAGAGAATGAAGACGAAGCAAACACCACTAAAGTTAGAGTTCTTAAATCTAGATATACTGGTGACACAGGACTGGCTTGTAGTTTAAGATATAACAATGAAACAGGAAGACTGTTTGAAGTAACATCAGAGGAGACATTTGACAATGAAGACTTCTAAAATTATATTTGATATAGAATGTGATAGTTTAAAACCTACAAAAATACACTGTATTGTAGCTAAAGAACTCGGAGGTTCTATACATAAATTTACCCCTACTAAAATTGATGAAGGAATTAAATTTTTAGAGAACGCAGATGTTTTAGTTGGACATAATATTCTTAGCTACGATATACCAGTAATTAAAAAGCTAACAGGTGTTGACTTATCTAATAAAGATATTGAAGATACTCTTGTCATGTCTCGTTTATTTTATCCTATCAGAGAAAACGGACACAGCTTAAAGACTTGGGGTTATCGTGTTAATTTTGTTAAACAAGAACAACCTTTAGACTTTGAAGTATACACACCTCAGATGCTTGAGTATTGTGTAAACGATGTAATGTTAAATGAGTTAGTTTATTTACAGCTTGCAAAAGAAGGTAAAGGTTTTGATGAAAAAGCTATTGAACTTGAACATCAAGTAGCTAAAGTTATTGCTGATCAAGAAGCGAATGGATTTAAGTTTGATGAAAAACAAGCTACCATGTTGTTAGCTGAATTAAAAACTAAGATGAATGAAGTAACTGATGAAGTTCAACAAACATTTAAACCTAGAATGGTTGATATAAAACTTGTAACTCCTAAGTTTAAGAAAGATGGTGAGCTTTCTAAATCAGGACTAAGACCTGAAGAATATAATAGACTTATTGAAAGCGGAGATTACAGTCCTTTTATGCGACAAGAATTACAAGAGTTTAATCTTGGAAGTCGTAAACAAATAGGTGAATATCTTATTGAGTTTGGTTGGAAGCCGAATCGTTTTACACCGACAGGTCAACCTATTGTTGATGAAGGTACTCTTAAAAAGATTACGCATATACATGAAGCTAAACTTATAGCAGACTTTTTACTTTACCAAAAGAGAATAGCACAGGTCCAGTCTTGGATTGATGCAGTTGAGGAAGACGGTAGAGTACATGGATCAGTCATACCTAATGGTACAATTACTGGTCGTATGTCTCACAGTCATCCTAACGTAGCACAAGTGCCAGCAGTTTACAGTCCGTTTGGTAAAGAATGTAGATCGTGTTGGACTGTAGACGAAGGGAATGTTCTTCTTGGAGTAGATGCTTCAGGGTTAGAGCTTAGAATGTTAGCACACTATATGGATGATAAGGATTATATAAATGAAGTTATTAACGGAGATATTCACACAACAAATCAAAACCTTGCAGGAATTGAATCACGAGATAAGGCTAAGACTTTTATCTATGCCCTCGTATACGGAGCAGGAAATGCTAAAATTGGGCAAGTGGTTGGAGGAAATAGAGCAGCAGGTAAACAACTTAGAGATCGCTTTCTTACCAACCTCCCATCACTTAAAAAGCTTACGGACAGAGTACAACAAGCATCTAGAAGAGGTTTTCTTAAAGGATTAGATGGTCGTAAGATTTATGTAAGAAGCGAACATGCAGCATTAAATACTTTACTTCAAGGTGGTGGAGCTATTGTTATGAAGAAAGGTCTTGTTCTTCTTGATCAAATCTTAAAACTAAATTCAGTTGACTATAAATTTGTAGCCAACATACATGATGAATGGCAGATAGAAGTTAAAGAAAATCAAGCAGATTTTGTAGGTAATCTTGCTGTTGAAAATCTTATCAAAGCAGGAGAATATTTTAATTTAAGATGCCCTTTAGATGGGGAATATAAAATAGGGAGGTCATGGTATGACACACACTGATAAAAACTGTAATAAATGTGGAGTTAAATTAACAGATGAAAATAAATATCCAACTAAATGGTGGAATGTTTGTATAGAATGTACGAAAAAACAACATATAAAAAACAATAAAAACAGAATGTTTGTAAATAGTAAATATGTACCTAATTCACATCCTCTTTACAAGCCGGGAAATTATAAATCTTTCAATGATGCTGCTTTTTCTTCATTAAATAAATATGAAAGCAGTAATGAAGGAGAAGTTTATATCATTACGAATAAAGCTTGGAAGGGATGGCTTAAAGTTGGCATGGCTATTGATGCAGAGGACCGATGTAATGGTTATCAAACAGGTAGTCCATTAAGAGATTATAAATTACGATACTCAAAAGCTTTTAACAACAGAAGAAAAGCAGAGACTAAAGCACTTTTGTTGTGCTCTAAAAAAGCAAAGAAAAGAAACGGTGAATGGTTTAAAATGCCAATACGAGAAGCAAAGAATTTAATTGAAACAATAACTGAGGAATGTTATGAAAAAGAAACAGCTTGATACAGTCGTTCAAGACATATATGATAAAGTAGCAGTATTAGGTAGAGGTGAAGCTATTGAAGTAAGCGAAGAGGACTTAGATAAGTTTGCTGAGTTTATGAAACAAGCACTTAAAGATTGGCTAACTCCTCGTGCTAATAAATCTCCAACTCTTAGAATGTCTAACATTGGAAGACCTGCAAGACAACTATGGTTTGATATGAATACTGAACGCAAGAACATTGCAATCAAACCTGAGACTATGATTAAGTTTTTATATGGACATATACTTGAAAGAGTTGTATTGTTCTTAACAGAACTTGCAGGTCATGAAGTAACTGATGAACAAAAAGAAGTTAAGGTTAGCGGTATTCTTGGACACATGGATTGTAAGATAGATGGTGAAGTGGTTGATATTAAGTCAGCATCTGGATACGGGTTTAATAAATTTAGAAACGGAACGCTTGCGGAAGATGATAGCTTTGGTTACATGTCTCAGCTTGCAGGATATGAGTACTCAGAAGACTCAACCAACGGTGGTTTCTTGGCTATCAATAAAGAGACTGGAGAATTAGCATTATTTAAACCACAAGAACTTGACAAACCGAATATAAAGTATAAAATAAAAGATGTTAAATCTAAAATTAAGAGGAAAACTCCTCCTGATTTTTGTTACCAACCTATAGCCGAAGGTTCATCAGGTAACATGAAAATTAACAGACTCTGTACTTATTGTCCTCATAAGTTTGAATGTCATAAAGACTCAAACGATGGACAAGGATTACGAGTATTTGAATACTCTAAAGGTTTGACATATCTTACCTCTGTTGTTAGAGAACCTAAAGTAAAAGAAGTTACAAGGTTGTTTAACGATGGCTAAAAGAGTACCAAGAAAACCAAGACCTAAAAAGATAGGAGTACCTAAAGGGTACGACAGTGTTTGGGAATATGAAATACATCAGTCAGTTTTAAAAAACTGGAAACATCACTTCGAGCTTATAGAATATGTGGTACAACATAGATATGAGCCTGACTTTAGTAAAACAATAGATGATAAAATTATTTTACTAGAAGCAAAAGGAAGATTTTGGGATCATGCTGAGTATAGTAAATACATACACATAAGAAAAGCTTTGCCTAAAAACTTTGAGCTAGTGTTTTTATTTCAGAAACCTTACTCACCCATGCCGGGAGCAAAAGTAAGGAAGGATGGAACTAAAAGAACACATGCTGAATGGGCAGAAAAAAATAACTTTAAATGGTTTAATGAGGAGAACTTACCTGATGAATGGAAATTATAAATTTAATGAAAATAAATTAGTAGATGAACTTAAAGAGTACATTGACATTACTTATGGTGAGCATTATGCAAACGATAAGTACCAAGCCACAGATGTTATCATTGATTCAGGTCATGGTGAGGGTTTTTGTATTGGTAATATAATGAAATACGCAAAAAGATATGGAAATAAAGCAGGAAAAAACAGAAAAGATTTGCTTAAGATATTACATTATGGTATAATCATGCTTAATGTACATGACATGGAGAACACCTAATGGTAGAAGATAAAGTTGGACCAAAAGAATACTTAGGAATAAAGATTAATTATGATAATGAGAAAAGACTAGATAAGTTTAGTCTTGATACATTAAAAGACAGATATTTTACAGGAGAAGAAACACATGCACAAGAAGCATTCGCAAGAGCATCAATCTTCGGAGCAACCTTCAAAGGTGAAACGGATTATGTATTGGCTCAACGACTTTATAAGTACAGTTCCCGTTGTTGGTTTATGTTTAGCACCCCTATACTTAGTAACGGAGGAACCAGTCGTGGGCTTCCTATTAGCTGCTTCCTTAATTATGTTCCTGACAGCAGGACTGGTCTTTCTTCTCACTATGACGAGAACATTTGGTTGGCAAGTTCAGGTGGAGGCATCGGTGGATATTGGGGAGATGTGCGTAGTAATGGTGTATCTACTACTCACGGTAGTAAGTCTACTGGTTCAATCCCCTTTATGCATGTTGTAGATTCTCAAATGCTTGCCTTTAATCAAGGCATTACAAGACGAGGAAGTTATGCAGCTTACATGGATATTTGGCATCCTGAGATTGAAGAGTTTATCAACATGAGAAAAGAGTCAGGAGGAGATATAAATAGAAAATGTTTGAACCTTCATAACGGAGTCAATATTAATAATGCTTTTCTTAAAGCTGTAGAGAACGATGAAGATTATAGATTAGTAGACCCTAAAACTAATGAAGCTGTTAAGACATTAAATGCTAGAGATTTATGGTGGCAGTTATTAAATGCTAGGGCAGAAACAGGCGAACCTTACATTGTAAATATAGATAAATGTAATGAGTTTCTTCCACAAAAACAAAAGGATTTAGGATTAGAAATTAAACAAAGTAATTTATGTTCTGAGATTACTCTTCCAACCAACGAAGAAAGAACAGCAGTTTGTTGTTTGTCAAGTGTAAACTTAGAGTACTTTGATAAATGGTCTAAAGATGAAAACTTTATTAGTGATTTAATAACGATGCTCGATAATGTTATTCAACATTTTATTGATAACGCTATCGACACTACACAGCTTGGAGAATATAATGCAAATTTTAAAAGATTTAAAACATATATACGAGAAGGTAAAGAAGGCTACACTAGAGCTGCTTACTCCGCTTATAGAGAAAGGTCGTTGGGCTTGGGGGCTATGGGTTTCCACGCTTACCTCCAGTCTAGAAATATTCCTTTCGAAGGTATCTTCGCCACAGGATTTAATTACAAAGCATTTCAACACATTAAAGAACGAGCCATTGAAGCTTCTACTAAGCTTGCCAATGATCGTGGTGAAGCTCCTGATATTGCTGGCAGTGGGCAGCGTAATGCTCACCTACTTGCTGTTGCTCCTAATGCTTCTAGCAGTATCATTTGTGGTGGCACTTCTCCTTCGATTGAGCCGTATCGTGCTAACGTATATACGCACAAAACTTTATCTGGTAGTTACCAAGTCAAGAACCCATACTTAGAAAAACTTTTAAAGTCAAAAGGATTGAAAGGTAAAAAACTTACAGAACTTTGGAAAGATATTACAGGTAATGAAGGATCAGTACAACATTTAGATATACTAACTGATGAAGAAAAAGAAATATTTAAAACTGCAAATGAAATAAATCAAATATGGATTGTGGAACATGCTTACAAGCGTCAAGAGTTTATATGTCAATCACAATCTGTCAACTTATTCTTCGTGCTTCCTAAAGCTACAGAACCACAGGAAGTACATGATGAATATATGCAATACGTAAACGATGTACATTGGTATGGTGCAAACAAATTAAAATCACTGTATTATTTTAGATCAAATGCTGCTAAGAACGCAGAGAATGTTAATGTTAAAATACCACGAATCAAACTAGATGAAGTGGATTGTATAGCTTGTGAAGGCTAAAAGGAGAAACAATGAGTTTATTAAGAACAAGAGATTATTACAAACCGTTTGATGATGCATGGATGTTTGACTATTATGTATTACAAAATCAAATGCATTGGATGCCGGAGTCTGTACCTTTACATACAGATGTTAAAGATTGGCAAGAGCTGAATGATAAAGAAAAAAATCTACTAACACAAATTTTTAGATTGTTTACTCAATCTGATGTGGATGTAGGAGCAGGATATGTTGATAGATACATGCGTATTTTTAGAAAGCCTGAAGCTAGAATGATGATGGGTTCTTTTGCTAACATGGAATCTATTCATCAACATGCCTACAGTTTACTGCTTGATACAGTTGGTATGCCTGAGATAGAGTACAAAGCTTTTGCAGAGTACGAAGAGATGTCTAACAAACATGAGTATGTCCATAATATTAAGACAACTAAATCTGATAAGAAGAGTATTGCTAAAACTTTAGCGGTCTATTCAGCTTTTACTGAAGGATTACAACTCTTTTCTAGCTTTGCAATCTTGTTAAACTTTCCTAGATTTGGTCGTATGAAAGGGATGGGTCAGATAGTTACCTATTCTATTCGTGATGAATCTTTACATGTAGAAGCAATGACTAAATTGTTTAGACAGTTTATACAGGAAAATTTAGAGATATGGACAGATGATTTTAAGAAAGAAATCTACGAGATATGTAGACAAATGGTAACACTTGAAGACAAGTTTCTTGATTTGGTTTTTGAAATGGGAGACTTACAAGGATTAACTAAAGAAGATATGTACGCTTATAATAGATACATAGCTGATAGGAGATTGCTTCAACTAGGATTGAAAACAAACTATGACCAAAGAGATAATCCTCTTGGTTGGATTGATGAAGTGCTAGGAGTAGAACATCAGAATTTCTTTGAGGGAAGAGCTACTACCTACATGAAAGCAGGACTTCGTGGTAGGCAGGATAAAATAACTTTTACTGGATTAGAAAATGACTAGGAAAAAAAGAGAAGAAGCAACTCTTCTAAGCTACTCTTTACTATATAACAAAGCAGGAAACTTGGTAACTGAAAGAACATCTACGGATGTTACTAAGCTAAAGAAGTTTTTGTCAAGAGAAGAACATGCTATATTAGAAACAGTAATCAGGGATGCAACTGTTGCTTTGGATAAGATACATAATTACATTGAATCTAACTTAAACGCAAGGAAAATGACAGAATGAATAATCAATTCTCTAAAGAAATGTATATCGAATCAGACAAGTCAGAACATAAATATACTGGATGGTTCTTTGATTACATCACAAAGAAGTTTTATAGGTGGGATGACTTAATTTCCCTGTTAAAAAGTAGGAATTAAGAAAAACGACCTCACAGAATGCCCGTATTTGCACGTTTAAGGTGTTGGTAATGGTGTAGGTCCAAAAACACTTAAAATGCTTCTACGGGCTTCTATGTAGCTCTGAGAGCATTTAGATATTTTAGCCTGTTATTTTAATCTTCTTAGGCTTTTTCTCGTCAGGAATGATTCTTTCCATAATTATAGATAGAAGTCCGTTCTTAAAAGAAGCTTTCTTGACTACAATATCTTCAGCCAAATTAAAACTTCTATTGAAAGAACGCATGGCTAGTCCTCGATGGACCATACCTTCTCTGTCTTCTTCTTTCTTTTGATAAGAAATCGTCAAAACATTTTCAGCAACTTCGACATCAATATCTTTATTGGTCAAACCTGCTAAAGCCATTTCGATTACATAAGTATCTCCATCCTTTATAAGATTATAGGGTGGATAACTAGGGGTTGAATGTTGCAGTCCTTGATATTTGAATAACTCGTTGAAGAGTCTATCAAATCCTACAAACGATGTGGATAAATTTGGATGTGTTAAATCCAATAGTGTTTTGCTATTCATAATTATACTCCTTAAATAAGCAAGTTAATATTACAGGCACACATTACGTCATGCCTTATTATTATTATATGATCTATATACGATTTGTCAAGTCTTTTATCCAGCTAAAGGATTTTTATTTTGATCTTTTATCTGTTTAATATTTGACTTAACATTCTCAATATCAGCTTTCATACCTGACACCTCAGACTTGATAGCTTCTATTTTATCTGACTGAGAATCTATTTTAATTAAAACTGTTTCATCAATCGTTTTGTTCAAATAAGATATAGAAGTTTCTAAAGCTTCTATTCTTTTTTCGATCTCACCTAACCCATCATCAGTCTCAGAAACTTGCTCGGCTTGTGCTTCTAAATTTTCTAACCGATTCACGTAAGTTGCACCAGTATAACCAAAGCCTGCTAAAGTTCCTATAATACTAACTAAAGCTATAAATTGAGTTGTTTTATTTTCTAACCATTCCATAATTTTCTCCTATAAGTTTGGTTGTAAATCTTTTAAAGCTTGTAATCCATTCAAACTATCTGAATACATTCCAAAGAATGCTTGATTGTTATCAGGTATCACAGCCGTCATATAAATATCTTTAGGTTCATACCACATATCAGCCTGTGGTAAAGCAACCTGTCGGTACGCATCAAATCCCGGAAGTGTACCCATATAAGCTACAAGCTGTGTAGAGTCAGCGTATTCTCCTGTCTCTTCTTGTTGCTGTTCTAATTGTTCTTGTTGTTGTTGCATGTTATTCTCAAATACTACTGCTGTGTTTTGAGGACCAGTTGTTTCACCTACTGCTGTGTTTTCGTCACCACCCGTATTCCCTACTGCTGTATTATTGTTACCGCTTGTATTACTCGCAACACTAGTACTGGTAGTGGTTTCAGTGGTTGTTGTGGTGGCTGAACCTACTGCTGTATTTTGTGTACTTGTTGTTTCACCAACTGCTGTGTTTTGAGTAACCACTGTACTGCTTGTAACACTGCTGTCGGTACTAAAACTATTTAAGACTTGTTGAGTTTGTACAACTGAACTAACTACTTGAGCTGAGATACTCGGTGAGTTTGACATACTCTGTCCACCTGTGACACTAGAGGCTACTGCTGTCGAAGAAGTACCAACTCCAACATTACCGCCTGATGCTTTTGTATTTCCTGTTGCGTGGATGGATGTGCCTGATGTTGTTCCGCTTACACTGTTTGTTGCTACCTCAACTGTACTGGCTACAACACTTAACATTTGTGAAGTAATACCGCCTTTTTCTTCTTCGGCTACTCTAGTTTCTTCAGCTTCTTCCTCTATTTCTTCGACCTCTTCTTCTATTTCTTCCTCTATTTCTTCCTCTTCTTCAAACCATTCTTCAAGTTCTTCTATGGTTTCAAACTCTAAATACTCTACAGGTTCTTCTTCCATATACTCTTCTTCTATTATTATCTCTCGTCTTTCAAACTCTTCAAA